TCTATTGGTTTACCTTTTAAATTAGTGTTATTAATATATCCGTCAAAGTCAGAAAATAGTATTTCTTCTTTATTTTTATACTTTTTAATAATATCCATAGTAGAATATAACTGTGCTATACTTTCTCTACCATGCATTTTAATAACGTCTACATAATAAAGCATTTCAACCCAGTCTTGTCTCCAAGGAGGAATGTTTGCTGTCTTAAGTGGTGTAGCAGGATCTGTTACGTCCCATTTAGGACAACTTACTCTACTGATTGCATCATTAAAATATTGAGGACCTGTAGTACGTGTGTTATTAAAATGAAAATGTTCACCCATTACTGGACAACTTCCTAGGCATCCTTCGTTACCTAAAAGTGCAATTTTAATACCGTACTTTTGTTTAACTTTTTTAATTTTAATAAGTTCGTCTTTATTACGCATTAAATCTCTATCTATGTTAATATAGTGAAATCCTGCTTCTGCTTGTTTTGCAACATCAGCTGCTGTATTCACTTCTCTCAATATAGTATTTTTAATTTGTAATTGTGGGAACTCTTTTTTTATTTGTCCTGTCATTACCCAATGGGTGTGAGGAATAGTTGCAGATCGAATACCTTTATGATGATATAAAGGTTTAAAATTTTCAATCCACAAATCAAGATTACTTTGATCAGGACGGACCTGCATGTTGTTAAATGTTGCTGATAGCGGTATTCCTAACTTGTCCTGAATAATGAGTGAATTTTCAATTAAGTCGTTAGGATCATTAACAAATACATCTCCCATCGCGTCCTGATCAAATGGGGGTATACGACTTGTTATATAAACATCGTATATTAAGTCTTTATGATCAGCGCAAAATTGATAGAATTCTTCAAATTGACGCTGATTTAGTTTTGGGTTTAATGGTACACTAAACATGAAACTATCTTATTCTTCTTTGTCTTTTCTATTAAGGATCTTTTTAGCAAGTAGTTTGTCTGTAACACTAGGCACATCATATTCAGGAATTGCACCTTTATTTTCAAGCAATCCTTCGTGTACTGCTCCTGCAATTTCTTTAAGCCCTTGTGTTAATCTTTCGTTATACTGTATAGTTGTTGCAAGTGTTTCAATTTGATCTTCTTCTGGCATCATTGCAATTGAATCCATATTACCTGAACCAATTCTACCATATGAAATCATATCCATTGCTGCTTGTTTAGCCATACGTGTAACCCAGTACTTGCGTTCTTCTTCGTGATCGTAAGTATATGCCTTTTTAAGCATTTCTTTGTCACCGCCTGAAATCTTTTTAACTAAGTCGATAAAAACTTTTACTTCTTCTGAAGCTTGTTTTATTTTTCTATTCCAGACTTTAACATCATGCTCCATGTCTTCAATGTCAACAGAAATAAGTTCTTTTTGTAATTCATCTGTTGTTTCTTGAAGTTGTTTTTTTGCAATTTTAATTTCAACTAGTTTTCTTTTTAGACTGTTGTTAATGTTGTGCCAAGAGTGATGACGTGTTTCTAGTTCTAGCAAACACTGTTTTAGTTTTCTGTATGGGGTAAGTTGCGAATCAGCAACAAAATGTTCTGATTGATATTGAGATTGGCCGCTGTTTAGGTTCAATGCACCGTCTAAAATCTCATGCTCTAACTCGTCTAGCTGAAAAAATTCTTCAAACCCTTCATATGGCGAAACCCGTGTTTCTAAAGCCATATGAGCATTTGCGTTATTTTTCTCTGCTTGTGATTGTTCACTCATTTATTTCTTCTCCTTTAAAAAAGTTTCATTGGACTATGTTTATTTACAACAAAACTTTTTTTAAGGATTAGAAATTGAGTTTGTTACCAAATCTTGGGTTATTTTGATCTACGTATGTAACACCGTCTTCTTCATAGATACGTACACCGTCTTCATCCATAAGACCCATCGAAACTGCTTGTGCTGCTGGCATCATAATACCAAAATATTCTTCAAACAGAATATTCATTTGCCAAACATTTGGGGCAGTTTTAAATTTCTTCACTAGAGTCTGATATTTTACTAACATTGTAGACAGGTTATCTTCATATTGTTCTGCTTTGCTAAGGATTTTGTTAGCAAGAGCAGTTTTATCTAAAGATCTTTCAGCAGCAAGGTAATCTAAAAATGGAGTTACATGCGCAGGATCATCGCCGTAAGTTAACCATTCACGTGCTTCGTGTTTTTGAATTTCCCAACTTGCTTTTTCTACTTCTGTAGTGTTATGTAAATGACGGAATCTAAAATTGTATTCTGTATCAATAATTTCTTTAGCAAAACGATACATGAAAGTTCGGATTTGTTCTTTAATTTCAGGAGTCAGCGTAAAAGGAACTTTGTCTTCTTCAGGAATAGCATCAGTTTCTGCCCAACCTTGATCATTATTCCAAATTTTCACTGTATCTCTAATTTCAGAGAAAAACAAACTTCCATATTTTGCTTCTTCAGCTGTTACTTCTTCATAACCTGCTGGTATAGTTGGATAAATTGTATCAAACAAAGGTTCTGCAATTTCTACACAGCTTAAATCAAAAAGAGAATATAAGTCTTTGCAGTAAATGTTTGGGTCGTTTTCGCTCATACCAAAATATGGTCTCATAGCTTCTGTTTTTGTAATTATATATTTCATAGTTTAAAATCCTGATCCTGCTATTACTGTTGCTGCTCCTGTACTACAAGCACCTGATGATTGTCCGTAGTGTCCTTTAGGCATAGCATTTGCACCTAAAGTAATTTGTGAGTCTGAGGTATAACTTTGTTTCACTGTATGGTTATTTTGTTGTCCATCGTAGTGTCCCATTATATAACCCCAATCTTGTCCTTCTTCTGAATTTTCTTCTCCATAAGCTCGGACTTTGTTAAATGTTGATAATGTTGCTCCGTTAGCATCATTAAATTTAGCAATACCACTTGTAACATTGTTGCCACTAAATGCATAATGATATCCGTATTTACTTCCTAGGTTCTTAGTTTGGTAACTAGTTTTACCGTAGTAACCTCCTTGATCCCAATTTGCTGTCCAAGTTGCATTAGCCCAAGTTACGTATTGATATTCGTTTCCATTGTGATTAAAGTAGCCTCTAAGTTCGCCTCCAACAGCATCGCCTCTACCACCATAGTTAGAACCCCAACCGGTGTACATAACTTCTGTTGGAAAATGCATACGGTTAGTACTGGAAGGACCGCCTCCAGTTATCCAACCACTTTGTCCTTTCATATCTTCAGTTGCTGCTGCATCAACACGAGATACGTCCATTTTCATACCACCAACGTGATTACCAAATCCAGCAGTACCATAACCTAGTCCTTGGTTCTTTGGATCATTGCCTACATATCCATAACTAATACCGCTAGATGAAAACCCATCTGCTGTAAACATTCTAATAGATCCGTTTGCTAAACTGTAAGAACATATTTGATCATGTGAGTTAGCATATCCATTAGTTGAACAGATATATGCGTGATAATCACTCCAAAAACCATTTGTATAAGCACAATAGTTTGATAACTGTTCGCCGCAATATACTGTTGTATCAGTTTGGTGCCATGTTTTGTTTACACTGCGCCAAGGAGTAGATCCTTTGTATCCACCTGCTAGGTATCCGTGTGTAAATATTGATCTGTAACGCCACTGTGCGTTGTCTGGAGTAAAGCCAGTAAACCCGCTACCCATGTAGCCCCAGTTTGTGCCGTCACTACCGTTTGATATCAGTTTAGAACCTCTAGAATTTGCGTCTGAAGTTGGTACTGGTGTTACTTGTACTGCTCCTAGATAAAATGCCATGTTACATTCCGCTCCCTACTACTGTTGCTGCTCCAGTTGAACATGCGCCTGATGATTGTCCATAATGTCCTTTAGGCATTGCACCTGCGCCAAGTGTTACTTCTGAATCGCTTGAGTGACTCTGTTTAATAGTATGGTTATTTTGTTGTCCATCATAGTGACCCATTATATAACCATGATCTTGACCATCTTCTACGTTATCTTCACCGTAAGAGCGAACCTTGTTAAAGTTTGCTAATGTTGCACCAGTTGCATCACTAAATCTTGCTTTACCTGAAGTAACGTTATTGCCAGTACCAATGTAATGATGTCCCCATTTAGTAGACTGTATTTTACAATGGTTATCTTTACCCCAACCACCGCCTTGTGGCCAGTTGGTTGTCCAAGTACTATTACTCCATGTTACATATCTATACTGTGTTCCCGACCACTGGAAGTATCCTCTTAGCTCACCAGCACCTGCTGTGCCCCTACCGCTTTGACCTGAATCCCAGCCTGCATACATAACTTCTGTTGGGAAGTGCAAACGATTGGTAGTAGTACTGCCGCCGCCTGTCATCCAACCGCCTTGTCCTTTAATATCTTGTGTTCCGGCACCGTCTACGATAGCTGTGTTAAGTTTCATACCACCAACGTGGTTACTAAATCCGCCCGATCCGTATGTTAAGCCTTCGTTCTTTGGATCATTGCCTTCGTAGCCATAAGTTAATCCAGATGATGAAAATCCATCAGCAGTAAACATACGTATTGTGCCATTTGCTAGACTATAACTAGAAATACTGTCTCCGGCAGCATTAAATCCGCCACCAGTTTGAATATAACCGTTGTAGTCAGAATAAAAACCATCGCAGTATGCTTGTGCAAAACTAATTTGTTCACCTAAATAAATTGTAGTATCAGTTTGGTGCCAAGTTTTATTTACCGAACGCCATGGATTAGAACCTTTATATCCTGCTGCTAGATATCCATGCGTGTAAATTGATCTGTAACGCCACTGTGCGTTATCTATAGCACCACTACTAGTATTACCCATGTATCCCCAAAATGAACCTGAGGATCCGTCTGAAATAAGTGATGCTCCCCTTGATGCATCATTGCCTGGAGGAACAAATTCTAATGTAACATTTCCTAATTTAAATGCCATTATCCGTGTCCTCCTAAAACAGTTGCGGCAGCAGTTGCGCAAGCACCTGAACTTTGTCCGTAGTGTCCTTTAGGCATACAATCAGCACCCATTGTTACTTCTGAATCAGTTGAGTGTGTTTGCTTAATTGTGTGGTTATTTTGTTGTCCGTCAAAGTGACCCATAATATAACCATGATCCTGACCGTCTTCAACATTATCTTCACCGTAACTTCTTACTTTGTTAAAGTTTGCTAGTGTAGTTCCTGTTGAATCGCTAAATCTTGCTTTACCTGAAGTAACATTATTGCCAGTACCAACATAATGGTGTCCCCATTTAGTTGATTGTATTTTACAATGGAAGTCTTTACCCCAACCACCCCAAACACCGGTACCAGACCATGTTGAGTTTGACCAAGTTACATATCGATAGTCGGATCCCCATTCAAAATAACCTCTAAGTTCTCCCGAAGCTGCTGAATTTCCTCTACCGCTTTGACCTGAATCCCAACCAGTATACATAACTTCACTTGGAAAATGCATACGGTTAGTTGCACTAGAGTTGCCACCGTTAATCCATCCACCTTGTCCTTTGATGTCTGAACAAGCTGAACAATCAACTCTGGCTACGTCCATTGCCATACCACCTACGTGGTTACCAAAGCCAGCAGAACCATAACCTAGTCCTTCGTTCTTTGGATCATTGCCTACGTATCCATAACTAATACCACTAGATGAAAATCCATCAGCAGTAAACATACGTATACTTCCGTTTGCTAGACTATAACTCGAAATATTTGCTGTTGCGCCACTAAAGCCACCACCAGATACAATATAACCATAAAAGTCACTATAGTTACCATCTGTGTATGCTTGAGTAAATGATAATTGTTCACCACAGTAAAGTGTTGTATCGGTTAAATGCCAAGTTTTGTTTACACTACGCCATGGATTAGATCCTTTATAGCCTGCTGCTAGATATCCATGCGTGTAAATGGAACGATATCTCCAAGCATTGTTATCAACTTGACCTATGCCTAGTGATCCGCCGCCCATGTAGCCCCAAAATGCTGAACCTTCACCATCTGCCATAAGTTCAGCACCGCGAGTTGCATCGCTACCTGCCGGTACTGCTGTAACTTCTTGGGTTCCGATGTAGAATGCCATTTATGCAGTCCCCTTCAATCCTTTTAGTTCGTTTATTTCTGCTTGTAAATCTTTTACTGCTTCAACTAATAGTGCAACCATGTTTTGATAGTTAATTGCTTTAGTACCCATTTCGTCTTTTTGTGTATGTACCATTTGTGGTAATACTTCTTCAACGTCTTGAGCAATTAAACCAATTTGGTTATCTCTACCATTCATTGTATACTGCTTGCCTTTTAGTCTTAAAACTTTTGATAGTGCATCTTTAATATCTGTAATATTAGATTTCAATCTTACGTCTGAGTTTGAAATAACGTCACCGCCAGCTGTAATGTCGCCGGTTGTAGTAACAGATGCTGCACTTAATGTTCCTGTAATAGTAATATTTGCACCAAAACTTGCACCGCCTGTTGTACTAAATGATGCAGCACTAACTGCTCCAGTAAAAGTACCTGAGGCTGCACTTAACCCGCCAGTAATAGTTAAATTACCTGTGTTAGGAGCAAATTGAATTCTACTTGAATACTTAACGCTAGAAAGAGTACTTCCAGTTTCACTTGAAAGCAATACTCCAACATTTCCACTTGCTGTATCACTTGCTAGTGCAAGCGTCTTTTGTGTCCAACTTAATGCACCCGAACCGTTTGTACTTAAAACGTACCCATTAGTTCCGTCTGCTCCTGGTAATGTAAAAGATACATTGTTAGTAACTGCTGCCGGAGATTTAAGTGCAACATAATTTGTACTATCTGAATCTGCTAATCTTAATTCATTACCGTCGTTGACTTGCATTGATGCTGTCGATTTAACAATACCAGTACCATTTGGTTCTAACACAACATCTGCGTTAGCAATGATGCCGGAAATTGAATTATCTTCAACAACAATTTGACCTAATATCGGTCTACCTACTTTACCTGTTGATACTTTTCTAGCCATAGTTTATTCCTTATGCTGTCGATGTTTCAATGCCATATACAACACATGTTGTATTTGCATCTGATGAACGAGCAAATACTTTTCTATCTGCTTCTAGAACAATACCAGTTCTTTCAAGTACACCGTTTGGTAGAATTTCTGTTTCATATTCTAAGTAATCGTCGCCTTGTGGTAATGCTTGTCCTGGTTTTGCTAATGCTAACCTTACAGTCACTGAAGATGAGTTTTTATTACAAAAATTCACCGATACTACTGCGAAGTTATCATTAGGACAGTCGTATATTTCAGTATACGTTGCTGCTGCTAGATCCGCTGATCCTAATACTCCGTTTGCCATTTTTTAAATCTCCTGTTATATGCTAGATGTTTCAACATTATCTATTAATATTTATCCATTCCCCTTATCGCTGGAAGTAATTCCATGCTAAAGGATATCCTAGTACTGTTCCACTAAACACTACATTTGCTCTGATGTTAATTGGTGAACCACTTACTGTTGTAATTTGTGTACCGCCTATAAAAATATCACCTGCTGTAACACTGTTAACAACTAGTGTAGCACCACCACCACCAATTTGTGATTCAATGTATGCTTTAATTGCACGTTGAGTTGGAACAATAGTATCACTGTTTGCAGTAAAGAACGGGTCTGTACTAAATTCAGTAATACTTGCCGAGTTACCACCTAGTGTAACTTCGCCCAGTGTAAGTTCTTGTAGACCTGCAATGTTAAATGCTTCAGCGTTCAATGTAGCAACACCAGTTGCCTGTTCAACTTGGAACAAATCACCAACTCTAAAGTTACCATCTTGGTCAGTAGCAGTATAGAACACTCGTCCGCCGTCTGAGTCTACAGTTTCGTTTGACTGTACAGGATCGTTAACCGGAACTCCTGGATAATTAGTATCTACAAAGTTACCTGTACCAATGTCTAGGAAGTCGTGTCCTGTTAGACGTACTTGCGAGAATCTAATACGCATTGTTACTGGGTCACCATCTACTGGAGCATCAGTAACTGTCATACTTGGTGATATTTGTAAGAATGCAGTATAAGATCCATCATTTGAACCAATAAAGGATACTGTACTAACCAACTTAAAGAACTGTCCTGGTAAACTGTCAAATATAACGTTTGATCCTGGAACTGGTCTTGAAGTTAACTGTCTTACTGCAATATATGCGCCATACTGGTTAAAGTCAGCACTACCATTACTTGCTAATACATTTAAAGAAGCAGTTGATGATGTATAACCGCTACCTCTATGTATAAAGGTTGGGTTAGCAAGTGCTCCGTTACCTATTCTAACAACAGGAGTTACATCTTCAATGTTGTTAGGATCTGTAATAGTAATTGTAGGTGCGCTTGTATATCCTGAACCTGGTTCGTAAATTCTAAACTCAAATATTTGCTCATTTGCAATACCTGCTCTTGCTTTAGTAGTAGCACCAATGTTAGCATATCTTGCTCCTGTGCCACTAGCATTAGGAAGTATGCTAAACACACCTGCTTTTTCTGGATTACCAAACGCAACTGCGTTAAAGCCACCGGTAACTGCACCGCCTGTTAGTGTATATGCTTGCCAGTACAATCCATCTTCTGAATACTGAATTTCGTCAGTGTCGTCTGAAGTAATTACAAACACGCCTTGTCCGTATGCAACTTGTCTTTCTGTTGCAGTTAATGGAAGTGTTAAATTTCCTGCTCCTGGAATTGTAGGATTGTACCAGTTAACACCGTCTAATGAATACATTACACCATTTGTTCCACCAATTACAACAAATCTTCCATTACCCCAAGTAACATTTCCAGCGATTGTGCCTGGTAGTGTTGTATCTTGCCAAACAACACCATTGTCTGAGTAAGCAACACTTGTTGTTCCAGTTCTTGCAGCAACATACAAACCTTTACCATATGTTATACTGTCAAACCCAATTGCACTTAATGCAGATGATTGTAAGGTCCAGTTTTGACCACCGTCATCTGAGTATGCAATATCTTGATCAGCATCACTAATTACAACAAATCTGTTAACACCGGATGATACATTACCAAATGCAATTGAATTTTCGCCTGCACTGCTTAATGCTCCAGGAAGTGAACCTGCTGTCCAAGTATCACCGTCTGATGTTCTTACAATACTTCCTGATCCGTCAGCAACAATAATTGTTCCCATTGGATGGAATGTTGTTGATCCATCATCTAGTAGTCCTGTGGCAATATCTGACCAGTTACCTGCACTTGGTGCTGTAACATTTTGTGCTGTCCAGTTAATACCATCATAACTCTTAGCGCCATTACTGCTATCACCAACTGCTAGGAAGAATCCTGCTCTACCATGACCAGTAAAGTCAAAGTCAACAATTCCGCCATTTGCATCTAATGATGTAATTGTTACTGTAATATCATGAGTAGTATCTACCCCGTCTAAGTTAGAACCTTTAATAGTTACTGTATCTAAACGTAAATAGTCACTACCTGCTGCATTAATTGTAACATAGTATTTGCTGCCATTTCTTATAACATCAAAAGTTGCGCCAAAACCGTCTGATTCTGTTTCAGACGCTACGTTTGTGTATTCGCCCGCTGTTTGAATCCACTTATTTGCATGCCATGTTGTTGTAGTTGGTAGAGTTGATGCTCCGCTTGTTTTAGCTGGAGCAGTAAAATCTACATATGCTTCAATTTCATAAGTTGAAGTTGAGTTTGGTGCTTCCCAAGGCCATCCTGGAACAACATGATCCCATCCTGCTGCTCCGTCTGATTCTCTAATAACTGTTAATGCTTTTGATCCAGCGTTGTAAGTATCAATAATACCATATAGACCAACACCAGCACCGCCAGTAATTTGAACTCTCATGCCCGGGTATGCAGTTGAAATGTTACCGTCTGTAGCAGAAATTGTAAGTCCTGTTGCACTACCAACCTGCGCAGTGTTTGATACGTTTAAGTAACCTGTACCACCTTGAGTAACATTTGGAGTTTCATCAACTTGTACTTGATATGTTGCGCCATCACGGAATTCATCTGAAAGAACAATTTCATTATCGCCTGGACCAAAGAACTCAATTTCTGCTTCAGTATATTCATTACCAGCATGGTTGAATTCAACATTTAAAAGTTCATCAGCATCAGTATTAACTATTGCAATAGTTGCATTATACTGGAACTTGTTATCAACAACACCAGTTACTGGAGTTTCTTCTGGATCGGTGCCTTCTGCTACTGATCCAAATGTGCCATAAGAGTTGTTACCGTTAGTAGCACGTATACGTCCACCGTTTTCTGCTAGATAACCAACGTGTGAGTAATATGTAAACACTGACACAAGTTCTGCTCTACCATTGTTAGTAATCCAAGCACCAATACCATCACTAATTAACTGAGTGAAGTCGTTTGATACCATAGAGTCGTTACCGCCGTTGTGCAATGCACCGTCAATTTTCTGACCAATTGCACCATAACCAAAACATGTACAGTTCTGCATGTATGGAGAACGCGAAGTAATCCATACACGAGTATCATTTGGACCCCAACCTGGATCTAGTGAACTATAAGCACCCGCTGTTGGACGTCTTGTTCCATATGCGTTTGCAGGACCTAGATCACCTTTTAATCCGTCTAGTGTCTGTAGTCTTAGTCCTGTACCGTTACGCATGTAGTAGAAATCTTCTTCTTGCGATCCTAAAACAGCATTTACATACCAACGTGCTGCTAGTTTTGTTCTATAGCAACCTGGACGATATAATGTTATGCTATCTGTGTATGCACGTTTCCATTGTTGTGGATAGTTTAGATCCCATTTCATACCAAAGATAATTTCATTTAAATCTCTTGTGCATAATTGTAAATTATAATCATAATCTGCTTCTAAACTAAACATTGAACTATATGTTTTGTCAACATAACGAACAGTTCTATTTGCAATTAGTTTTGCTTTATCTAATGCAGGTGCAATTTTATCTATACCAGCTGCACCAATGTTACTTGTTGGATATGTTTTACTTGGAAAACTTGAATTGTTACCGCTACCAGCTGCTGATTCAAAAATTCCTACAAGTGTTTGTGCTTTAGTTGCATCAGCTGCTGAACCAGCAGCGTTTGAAGTATCCTGAAGTCCACCACTTAACTGAGTCCAACTTGCTGAGTCATCTAGTACAATGTTATCAATAAATGATTGTAAGTAGTTAAATGCAAGGTTACCAGCTGTTCTATTATTGTCTAAGTTAGAAATAAACGCATTTCCTACAAAATATCTATTTGCAAGTCTCCAAGATGCACTATTTCCTCCATATGTTAAGTCATATGCTAGTGCTTCTACAACGTATCCAATTTCTGTTGTAAACTGAGCAGTGTCCATAGTAGTGTAAATTGCATTGTAGTTTTGATTTAACCACTCTAATACTTCTCCAACTATAAATGAGTTATTAGCTCTTACTTGAAGTGCTGCATTAGTTAAGCCAGTATATGAATATGCATTTGCGTTGCCGGAGCCGTTAGTAACAATATCAGTTACCTCGTCGAATGCAGCATTTGCTCTTGTTAACCAAGTTCCACTATTACCTGTTCTTATGGCTTTCAATGCTGCTGTTTCTGCTTTTGCTTTACTAATACCTGCGAGTATTTCAGTTGAAGCATTGCTAGTTTGTGTAGCATTATCACCAGTTACAAAGTCTAAACCTAATGTTACAGCGTTATAGTTTGTGTTAAAATAAGAATCGTATACTACACCTTCAACTATTTCTTCAATATCTACACGAAGTTTTCCTGTATCAACATCTGATGTAATAAAATCTTCTCCAGTTAATGAAACTGCTGTTCCACCTGGTGTAGCAGAAATTGTTAATGTTGTATCTGAAGTAATATCTTTAACATAATATGTAGTTCCAGAAGCTAATCCTGCATTAGTAATTGCATCTGCAGAGTCATCTAAATTAACAAATCTAATTGCTTGGTTTTGTTCCATCCAAGTAGTATCAGAAACTGTAAGTTCGTTTGTTCCTGCTGTAGAGTTTGAAACGCCTACAGTAAACCATTCATCAACATATTTTTGAACTTCAGAGACCATAAAGTCTTTGTTTAGTTCAATCATTCTAATTGCATTCCAGACTTCCTGATCAGCAACACCTTTGTTACTGCCTTCTGGAGTTGCATTAAAGATAGTATCGTCGATCCAATCCCAAGTATTATTAATTGCATTAATGCCTTTAGCAGTTGCGTTACCATCAATAGCATTAAGTACTTGTACCTTTGCATATTCAAATGCTGCAATACTTGCAGTCTTTTGATCGCTTACTACATTACTGCTTGGAGCTCTCAAATATGAATGAGCTGCAAACATACCTGCAAAGTTTGTATTCATCGCATAATCATAAACTGCTGCATCAATAATTAATCCAACATCTCTTGAACATTTAGCATGATTATAATTAAAGTCATTATATGTATCACTAATATATTGTACTACATCAAGAATTGTTTGTGCTTTTGCATTATCAATAGCAGTTTTTTCAGTTTGTAGTGTAGCACTTACTCCTAGAGAAGCAAGATTTGGATATGTCGCTGCTGGCATGCTATTAGTGTTTCCTGCTGTAAGGACGTCTTCAATAATTTGCATGTTTGCAAGTAAAATGTTGCCTTCAGTTGACGTAGCTGGACTACCTGACTGTGTTTGTGTTTCAGCATTACCAGATGATGTTGTAACAAGAACTTCTCTTGCAATCTGATCTAAAACTGTTGCAAGCCTATCATATGCTGCGGCAGTTTGTGCTGTTTGATCTGCTGGGTAAGAGTCGCCATAAATTCCAAAATATGATTCAGCAATACGTGTAGTAGACATTGTACCACCATAAAGAATATCATATTTCATTGCTTCAACAATAAAGCCTACATCTCTAGCACACTTTGTTGAATTATATGTAAAGTTAAACCAAATACTGTTTGGATCTGGATTAGTTGTAGTATTTTCTAATACTTGATCATCAATCCATGCAGTAATTTCAGCTTCAATAAATGCCTTGTTTGCTTCTAAGTTATTAAAAGCATCGTCTGCATTTGCAGTTGGAAGCGAACTTGGTACAGGATAACTTAGTGTATCTGCTGCGGCAGATCCGTTTTCAATAATATCAACAATTTCATTAAATGCTGCATCACTACGTGCTTCTGCTGTTGCATCTGTAATATCAGCTTGTAGCTGATCTCTTGCATAACGTAAAGCACCAATTGTTTCTTTACGTTGCCCTGTTAAGTTGTATGCATTTGTAGGACGTTGATAAGCAAGTCCTGAGAACACACCATTATAGTTTGTACCTAGTGCAACATCATATGCAATATCAGTTATAATGTTTGTTAAGTCTCTACGACATATTGCACTATTATAACGGAAACTACCAAAGTTTTTACTAATAAAGTCAATTGTTCCTGTTTGAATTGTTGACTTATCGGCATTAACTGCTGTTTGTAATACATATGCATCTGAATCAGTTGATATTGTTGGATATGTAATTGCTGGAGCACTTGCATAACCTAAATCAATAGTAGTAATAATATCATCCATTAAATCGCCAATAGTAGTTGAAACTGCTATTGAGCCACCTGTACCTGCAACCTGTGGAACAGGTACTGTAGATACATCGCCGTTTGTTGACGGAGTTTGATAAGTTGGATTAACAGTAATATTACGTCCTGTTGTTTGCATTAATTCTTTTAGATATGCGTATGATGCAAGTGTTGCTGCTTTTTCTGCACTGTCAATTTGTAAATTGCCAGAAGCACCGTTAAAATATGCTTTACCTGTTTCAACACTCATCCAGTTGCCGCCATATGTCAAGTCGTAAGCGACAGCATCCAAAATTAATCCAACATCTTTAAGACATCTAGTTTTGCTGTACATTAAATCTGGATATTGATCTGCTAGATATGCTTCAATCTCTGCTTTAATGAATGGCTTGTTAAGTAAGAACAAGTCTCTTGAATAACCATAGTTAGCATCAGATAACTCGTATGCAGGAGTATAAATTGCTTCAATTTTATCACCAATTGAACTATCAATTTGTCTACGTACTGTACGTGCTAATTTTTGTACTTGTGGTCCAACTACGTCAGTTTCTGCATAAGGCCATGTTTGATCTTGTAGTTCAACATTTCCGCTTGTTGCTGTAACTGCAACGCCTTCAACAATGTCACCGACAATTTCTTCCATTCTTTCAAGTGCTTTGAAACTGAATGGAACATCTTTTCTTGGTGTTAAAGTGCCGTTGCCTTGCTTTCTAGGCTGTACGTTTGTTGCACGAAGTTCATCGCCCATAATACAACACTCTGCTGGAACAATAATTGGAAGTACTTCGTTGTAGTATCCAGTAGAAACTTTAACAAGTGTAGTTGGTACTAATTTCTTAGGCATACTTCTTTCATTGCCTTCAGCAATAGTATCTGTAATAATGCCTACATTTTCTGTAATGTGCGAAATTACATCTTCTGCAGAAATGTTAGCATCAAACCATTGTGCTACAACCGCAGTTGAATTATCACCGTTTGTAGTTTGATAGTTAACACTAGGTGCTGTTTGATTAAGTACATTTTCAATAACTGATAAACCATAGTTAATTGATGCAATAGTTTGATCTTCTTGTCCTAATGTATAAAGTGCCGATCCTGTGTCTACATATGAATATGCAGCGTCCCATGAATACTCGTTGCCACCGTGTTTGATATCCCAAATAAGTGCGTCAACAATATAGCCCATGTCTCTTTCACACATTGAACTATCATAGTCTAAGTTTTCCCACATGCTACCAACGCCAGCATTAGCAATTTGATAATCTGTCCATTCAACAATTTCACGTTGAATAAATCTTCTGTTAATTTCTAGTAGTTTTGCTGCATTAGGATTTTTTGTTCCTCTTTCAATTTGTTGTGTAGCATAACGTATTGATTTCCAAGGACGATCGATTGTTTTACCATAAATTGGTGCAGGGTTATCTTTACCGTGTCCTGCAACATAGTAAACATCGTCGGTATCACCAATGAACTCCCAGTTAGGAAGTCCTTCAGCATTGACTGTTAAAATTTGGCCATCTTGTCCAATTGGCAATCTCGCTGGTGCTGAACCGCTATAGTAAACTAAGTCACCTTTTGTTGTTAATACAGATTGTTCTGTACCAACAGCAACAACCTGCCAGTAGGTACCAGTTAAGTCTAAGTCTGGGCGAGAATTTTGTGCGCCACCTAGTGATGAATAATCATCACCTTCTGAAATATGTCCTAAAATACAAATGTATGAGTTATCACCGTAACGTACAATGTCACCATCAAAATATTGTTGATCGTCTAACCAAGCACCTCTCCAGTTCAAACCTGAAGTAAATTTTTTCCAGTAAGTTGCATTTGGTGGTTCTTGGTTATTGTGATCTTGAATACAAATATAAGTATAACCACCATAACGTACAACATCACCTACTCTATAGTCTTGGTTTGAACTGTCTGCTGCCCAGTCATCTAAGAAACGGAAGCCTTCTGTAAATAGATCCCAGTTTGCTGTACTTGTTGAAGGAAATTCTCCGCTGTGATCTGTTTTTGCAATATACTGATAACCGCCATACTGTACAATATCGCCTGGTTGATAATCTGCATAAGCGTCCCATTCGCCTTCGTACTGGAATCCTTCTACAAACTTTTCCCAGTTAGCACTATCACTACCAAACGATGTAGCTGCTGTATGAGAAGCAGTTGAAATCCATAAACTTGCACCATAACGTACAACGTCATTAACTTTATATCTTGTTCCAGTAACCCATTGTGACTTATAGTCTAAACCTTGGTTTAGATAATCCCATTTAGATTGGTCGTTTTCAAGTCCTAATGATAGAGAATTTGCTGATGTGTGTGCAGTGTTACAAACATATGTTGTACCACCGTACTTAACAATATCATTTAATTTATAGCCAAAACTAGTTGTCCAATCACCCTTCCAAGATAATCCTTCGCCAAATGTATCCCATTTTTCTGCATCTGTTTCAAGACCAACAAGTGAAATATCAATATCAGCATCAACTGCCATGTTGTTATGATTTGCACAGTAATAGTATAAAGGATCTGGTGTTGCGCCAGTTACTGCAATTCTAACTTCTCTTGTAGTTGCTGCATCAAAGCCTGCTACGTATGCTGTGCTGTCAGCAACAGCAGAACCATCTAGGTAATAAGTTACACCTGTTGTGTATTCTGTTCCACCGTTGTGAATACCGTGTTGTGTTTCACTAAACAGTAATGGATGAGTATCGTTTGACGCATCATCTTGATTAAATGTATATGTGTAACCTGCAATAAATTGTAGTTTAGGATATTGGGTTCCGTCTAAAACAAATACATTATTAAATGGACTTTGGGCATTTGTATCTACAGTTACAGTATAAGAACCTGTTCCTGTTGTATTGGCAGATGTATGAATAGTATTACAAATGTATAAACCTGATCCATATTTTACAATATCATTATAAATGTATTCTGTATTTGGTGACCAGTTGCCTCTCCATGCTTGACCGTCTGCTACCAAATTCCATTTTGGTGGTACAATATCAAAATCTGAATAAAAGTCTGCTGAACTACTATGTCCAATAGTACATATGTACGTCTTACCACCAACGCTTACAACGTCATCTTGATAATATGTTGTAGAAGCGGTCCAATCACCCTTCCAAACAAATCTAATTCTACCTAGTTTAAACTCTGCCATTTGTCTTTAACTCCAAGTTACTGTATTTATCCATTGCCGTTATCTGTGCATTTTATTGCACTGACTCATCTGGACCTTTCATTAATTGTTGCATCAAGTAAATTGTTCCTTGAACTGCAACTGGTTTAGTTGTTTCAATACCAAATTCGTCTTCCTCAGTATAAGTTCCAAAAATGTCTACATCAACTGGAAAATTAATATACCCATCTGATGCACTATCAATAATATTATCAATAGTACCAATTTTAACCTGTCCTGCCTGGACTGCGTTTGTTTCAAGGTTTTCACCACCAACACTTAATCTATCTGCAAGGAATGATGCAATAGCTCGTTGTGTTGGCACAACGTTATTTGAATCTTCAGCAAATGTTGGATCTGTTGAAAATTCTCTAATTACTGTTCCTGAACCGCCTAATCGAACTCCACCTAGTGCTAGTTCGCTCAAACCGTCTAAGTCAAAGTAATCAGCACTAATAGTAACAATACCTGTTGCCTGTTGTACTGAAAACAGTTCACCAGTTCTAAAGTTACCATCTTGGTCTGTACTTACATAAAATACTCGTCCGCCGTCTTGTTCTAGCACTTCGTTCTCAGGTGCTGCTACAAAATAGTTACCCCCTGCATAAATGTCAGGATAGTTTGTTGATTCAAAGTTTCCTGTACCAACGTCTAGGAAGTCATGTCCCGAAATACGACATTGACTGTAACGACTTCTTAGTGTTACTGCGGTTCCGTGTTCTAAGTTATATTCATTTCGTAGTCTAGGTGAAACTCTAAACTGTACAAGTCTTGTACCATTTCCAGTGCCATCATCTCCTAAATCTTCAATTTCAATACCTGCAAAAAGTTTTAAATCGTCTGGATCTGCTGTTTCTTCGTCTAGTACAGTATCAATCCTAATTTGAACACCTGGTCCAGGAATTGTTGTTACCCCTGATAGTGTTAGATATCCTTCTTCAGGAATAATATCTGCATATCCGTCACCACTAATTGTAACTGTTGTACTTGTTACACGATAGCCGCCGCCTCTACTTACAAAGTCTGGCTGTGCTATTACTCCGTTGCCAATTCTGTTATCAGTTTCAACTTCTGAAACAAATTGGTTATCTGTTACTGTTAATACCATAGGATTGTCAACTTCGTCATAACCACTACCTGGATCCCATATTAACATATTTGTAAACGCACCTTGACCAATTTGCGCTCTTAATTTTGCTTGACAACCTGTTTTAACATGCTGTAATCCGCCAGTTGCATTTTGTGCTAATACTACAAACAACGATTCGTTATTAATACGTGCTTGAGCAATAGCTTGCCATTTATACGATAAATTAAGAGTTCTTGTTGTCCAATTAATTCCATCTTCAGAAGTAACACATTCGTCGTGTCCTTCAAGAACAATACCTCCTGCAACTACTTGAGAAGCCCAACCAATACTAAAGAATACACCTTGTGCATAAATTCCGTTTTTAACATTAAACGCTCCGCTATCACTAGCACTACCGCCAGCTGTCCAGGTTACACCTTTGTCTAACGAATATGCTGTAGTTCCGTCTTCTGCAATAGCAACAAATCTATTTTTACCATAAAGCAATCTTATCCATGCTGTATTTGCTGCTGGAAGAACAGCGTTTTGCAATGTCCAAGTAATACCATCGTCTGATGTTGCAACATCTTGTGTTGCACCACTTGTTACAGCAACAAATGTTCCTTGACCGTAAGCAACAACTGCCCAATCATCTGATTGCGGCATTGCAGTTTGTGTAAATGAAAGGCCGCCGTCTGTACTATAAAGTGCTTCGGCTGAGTTAGTTCCTACTAATACAAATGTATTTTTACCATATGCTGCATCTGACCATTCTCTTGTTATAGGTAAACTTCTAGTAGTCCACGTTTCAGCAGTTAATGAATAGCTGTAAGTGTTTAATCCAGATGCAAATGCTAAGAACTTGTTATCTTCTGCTAATACCTTAATGTAATTGTCTGCGCCTGCATCAAAACTTAAATTAGCATTTTGCCATACTTCGCCATCTGCACTGAATGATAACGTAGATTTATTATCAATAGCTACAAAAAGTCCTCCAATTGGTGTACCAGTATATGTAAACGCATCAATACTGTTCGAGCTGTCGTCTGTTACTGCTGTTACTGTAATTATAATATCATTTGTTCCTGACGCTCCGCCTAAATTAGCACCATCTAGTGTAATACTATCCCCTACTGCATATCCTGCTCCTGGATTTATAGCAGTTACAGTGTAAGTAGGTCCTTCTCTATTAACACGCCATGTTGAATTAATTGGATCAAGTCCAAATGTTTCGCCTGTACCTGTTTGTCCAATAAGTCCATTATATAATGCAGAAGTACCACCAAATGCTGCTGATACAAATGTTTTATCTACAATAGTTTTATTTTCACTAGAGTATCCTGGATGATTTGCTATAACCCTTGGTTCAAATCTGTAATTTGTAGTTGGATCAAATGTTGCTTCTAAAGGATAGCCTGGAACAATATGATCCCATCCTGGAGTACCATCGCTGTCTTTAGCAACAGTTACTACCCTTGACACTGCATTATAGTTTGTAACATAACCGTATTGACCTGCTCCTGTACCTGAAAGAATAATAATTCTCATTCCTTGAATTTCTGAAAGGAATTGTGTGTCATCTGATTGTGAAATAATAATACTTGAAGATGCATCTGGAGTATCTTGTGCATAACCCTGTCTTGTTAGGTAGTTACTACCACCTTCTCTACCTGATCCTGAAGTATTAATTAATCGAGCATTAAACAATGCACCATCTCTAAAGTCTGTAAACTCTGTTTCATCTTGAGCGCCAGCACCTACTACTGATGCAGTAGCAGTTGTATAGTTTTCACCTGTATTTGAATATTCAAATGCTAAAATTCTGTCGTCGCTTAAACCTGAAAATACTGCTTCAACTTGTGCTTCGTTGTTTCTATTCATTAGTGTACAAGACTGAGGTGTTTCGGTAGGGTCACCGCCTGCTGAAATGCTACCAAATCTACCATATGAGTTGTTACCATTTGTAGCACGTATAACACCACCTGATTCTGCAAGGTATCCTACAGAACAATAATATGTAAACACCGATACAAGTTCGCATCTTGCATTGTTTAATACCCACGCACCAACACCGTCACTTAAAACTTGTGTAAAGTCGTTTGCAACCATTGAACGTAAACCGCCGTTATGTAGGTTACCGTCAATTTTACAACCCGAGCAAGCAGTACCAAAGTTAGTTACACCTTGCATATATGGCGATCTGTTTACAATCCATGTACGCTCGTCGTCTGGACCCCAACCCGGATCAAGTGCTACAAGAGCACCACCTGTAGGTCTTTGATACAAATCAAATACACCCGGAGGGTTAAGTGTACCTGTTAATCCTTCGGTAGTACAACTTCTTAAACCGGTTGTGTCTCTCATACGGAATAAGTCATCTAATTGAGATCCAAGTGCTGAGTTAGCATAACGTCTTGCTGCATATAATGTTCTATGATTTCCTTCATATTTTAAATCATATGCTATACCTCTAATCATCGCTTGCACATCTGCCATTTGATAACGTTTTGTAAATGTTATTGTTGGATTGTTTTCAACTAATCTTGCATAAACTTCTTCTGCAATAAATTTTTTGTTTGCAAACAACTGTTGATAAGCTGCTATTCTTGCAGTATCTGTTGCTAGTATATTAGTTCCGTATTCTACAGGATCTACAGTGCCATTTTCAGATGGCAATCTAAATTCAATAAATTCTTCGTATTGATCTATTAAGTCTAATATAACTTGTGCAGTAGGTTGGTCAGATGCAACACCAACAAGTGTTTGAGTTGCTGGGTTATTTGGATGTTTTTCAATTCTTACGTTTGAGATAATATCTAAAATAAATTCACTAATATATACATCAAGCTGTTTAGTATATTGATAGTTATTTGTATATTCATTAATAGCAGGAGTAGCAACAATAGTAGTTGCACGTAGTTCATCTCCCATAACAACAGTTCCTGCTGGAACTACAATAGGTCCAACTTCTTCAAATCTTCCTGCTGCTACAAAAATTTTAGCAGGTGTTCCTGCAGGGAATGTATCTTCAATATATTCACATGCATGTCTAATAGTTCTAAATGCGTTTTTCCATCCTAATCCTGTTCCGTCTACATCGTCACCTTTAGTTGAAACATAAACTGCTTCTGCATCATATGCAAAGTTTCTCCAAAATGCTTCATAATCCTCTGTTACAGACAATGATTGTGTTTTGTCACCAATTCCTAATGCAATGTCTCCTAATGAACTTCCGTCTGATGTTGTTCCATAAGTAAGTAGATCTGCTTTAGTCTGCATTCCTGCTGGACGACCTGCTTGAATTGCTAAATCCCAAAAATCATAGCCGCTTCCGTTATCAGGAGCATTGTCCATAGTAGCAACATGTTCGTATGTACATTTGTAAGCACTACCTTTGTAATATACTACTTCGCCTACAGCAAATTGAGAACCTTGTTCCCAGTTTTCTGACCATTTATTACCTGTAGCAACTAATTCCCACTGACTGTCGTCTAAATAATCTAAAGTACTATCGCTTCCGTCAGATATATTAACGTCTTTTAATGCTCTGTAAAGGTAGCCGCCTCTTAATACTAGTTCACCTGTTTTATATCGTGAACCGTATACATATTCTCCTGCAAAACTAGAATTTTTTGCCAGTATTTCCCAAGCAGTTGTACTATCTCCTGCACTTCTACTTGGGTCAACATCTTTATTGTTTGCTGTTGCAAAGTAAACATAGCCACCGTAGCGTACAACATCACCTTCTTGATAGTCTGTTTCAGAGTCCCAAACTAATAAGTTTGCTTGAGTGCCCGGAAACTCTAATTGAAATTTTGTTAAATCTAAAACTAAAGTGTTAGCAGTATGTGTTTCTGTACAACGATAAATGTTTGCACCATAACGTACTAAATCATTTTTGCGATAATTATCTCCAGCTATCCAATCACTTTTATATTCTATGCCTTCTTTAAATAATTCCCAATCGTTAATATTATTTTCTAAAGTTCCGCCTGCGCTGTGAGCATTTTTACACTGATAAACATTACCATTATATTTTACAATGCCGCCTTTGGCATAAGTTGTTCCACTTTGCCAATCACCAACAAACTTTTGCCCTATTGCAAAGATTTCCCAATAACCTATTTCACTTGAAAAACTTCCTGCAAAGTGAGAATCAGTACATAGATAAAGTGTACCGTTAAATATTACAATATCGCCTAAGTTATATGCTGTTCCTTGTGTCCAAATACCTATAAAAGTTTTGCCACTGGTCATTACTATCCAATGTGGATATGGTTGTGGTGGATTTGATCCTGGCAGAGTTGCTTCTAATTCGTTTTGGAAGGCACCGGTTGAAGTATGAGTTACAATACAAACATAACTTTTACCGTTTACTCTAACAATGTCGTCACGTAGATATTCAGTAGAAGGTGTCCAATCACCTCTCCATATATATTTAAATTTGTCTAACTTAAACTCTGCCATTTTCTATCCCTTATTTTTTCACCTGATCGTCTACGCCTTCGCCATAACCAGGTGTAGAAATGTTTTCAGGATAATTATATCCTTCCGAAATTCTCATAATAAATTGTCCATCTGTTGGATCAATGTAATAAACTAAAGATCTACCGTCCCATCTAATTTGTGGGTATCTTAAGTTTGGATATCGAATGTTCTTATCAGCATCAATGCCATCTAAAAAGTCAATACCTTCTTCAAAATCTAAAAAGTTATTTGCCGATACACCAATGTCGTTAATAACAGCAACGTTATCTGCACCTTGTAATTGGTCTACACGAATTAGGTATAACTCACCATCTTCGTTTCTACGAAGTCCGTAAAAATATCTTTTAATAAATCCGTCTAAAACGTCTTGGGGGTTATTACCTACATAATACGTCATTATACAATCTCCACAAAGCTCATGACAACATCAACACTATCGTCAACACTAGCACGAACTTGTATTTTATTATTTGATGCTAAAATTAATTTTTCACCTTGGTTTACTACACGCAATGCTGTGTTTGCTGGCAAAACTGTGTCTTTTAAATAGTATCCTGTTACACTAGTATCGTCTTGTATTAAAACATCTACATATACGAACGAACTAGTTAAGTTAGTTAAACTTAATCCAATAACAGTTGATCGAGTACTTGCATCAGTCTCATAAATGTCAACAGGTAGTGTTCCTACTTGTTTTACTACTTTATTTTTAAATAGTGTTGCCATATTCTTTTATCCTAAACTCAATACAATTTCAAACGCAAGTTCTTCAGCTTCTGCTCTACTAATACCACTCGAAGTACCTGCAACAGACACCCAGTTAGCACCGTCGTAAATTTCTGTACGCTGAGCATCTGTGTTCCAGCGCATTTGACCTGTTTCAGTGTATGCAAGCGGGGGTCTATTTGCGTTGCCGCCGACCGGTATAACCATACCGTATGTTCCGTCAAACTTAACATAACCATTATCTGTTTCTTCAAAAACAGTAACAGCGTTTGACACTGTGTTAGAAATAGTGTTATTTTTAATAGAAATGTTATCAATTTTAACACTACCTGTACCGTTTGCAGACAATACTAAATCAGTATTTGCTGTTACTGTACTTATCACATTACCGTCAACCTGAATGTCATCTACGGTTATTTTTAGAGCATTTAACCTAGTTGAATCTATATCAACTGTTAAGTTTCCGTCGTTGTAAAATCTAATAACATTGTCATTAGCACCTTCAGTAAGCTCTGCTGTTACTCTAGTATTGCCATCTAAATCTTCAACGCCTTTAAGATTAATCCAATTAGTTCCGTTATATCCTTCAAAACGGTTTAACTCACTATTATAACGTATTTGTCCTGCTACTGCTGTTGGGCGTTCTGCTGTTGTTCCTATTGGCAACCTTAGTGAACCTGTAGCATCAATAATTGTTAATCCTGAACTAGGAGCAAGAGTCATATCTCCACTAGTACTAATTGTAGCATCATTAATATCAAATGTGTCAATTATAATGCTACCTGTACCACTAGCACGTAATTCTAAATCTGAATTACTTGTGGTTGTAGTAATAAAATTATCGTCTACAAGTATATCACCTGTATAAAAAGTATTTGCTTGTATTTGTCCCGTACTTACGATATCACCAACTGTTAGTGTTCCATTAACAGTTAAATTTCCGTTAATGTCAACATCATTATTTGGTATAACTACTTGACCTGCACCATTGGCACGTAATTCTAAATCTGAATTTGATAGTGTAGTTTCTAATACATTGCCTGCAATTTGTATATTTTCAAACTGTACTGCTCCAGCAATAGTAATATTTCCATCAACATCTAATGCTCCAGTTAAATTATAGTCGCCTGTTTGTGTAACATTACCTGTTTGTGTAACATTACCAACAATATTAGTTCCTTTAAGAGTTGTAGTTCCATTAACTGTTAAATCTTGTTCGATAGTAACATCATTACTTGGAATATAAACTTCACCTGTACCACTAGCACGTAGTTCTAAGTTGCTATTACTTGTAGTTGTAGTAATAAAGTTATCATCAATTAAAATGTCACCAGTGCTAAATCTGTTAGCAGTAATTGTGCCTGCTGAATTAATATCGCCTACAGTAATTGTGCCGTCAACATATAAATCATTTGTAATATGAACATCATTATTTGGAACAAGCACTTCGCCTGTTCCTGCTGCACGTAATTCTAAGTCACTGTTTGATTCTGTTGTAGTAACAACATTATTTGTAATGTTTACATTTTCAAACTGTGCAACACTTGAAACAGTTACAGTACCAGTAACATCATAGTTACCTGTTAAATTAATATTACCTGTTTGTGTAGTACTTCCGGCGTGTGTTACAGTACCAGTAATTGTAGTATTTTGTAAATCAGTTACACCACTAACTGTTAAATCATTATCAATTTGTACATTGTTAGTTGGAACATATATTTCACCAGTTCCACTAGCACGTAGCTCTAAGTTTGAATTTGAAGAAGTTGTAGTGATAAAATTGTCGTCAATTAGAATATCACCAGTAGTAAACGTATTAGCAGTAACAGTACCTGCACTATTAATATTGCCTACAGTAATTGTACCATCAACTGATAAATCATTTACAATATGTAAATTATTGTTTGGAATTAATATGTCGCCGGTGCCACTAGCACGTAATTCTAAATCTGTATTAGAAGTAGTTGTAGTAATAACGTTATCATCAATTAAAATTTCTTCAAATTGAGCAATGCTTGAAACGGTTAATGTTCCACCAACAGTAACATTAGCAGTAATTGTATAATCACCTGTTTGTGTAATATCACCTGTAATGCTAACATTACCAGTTAGTGTAGTATCACCTAGAGTTGCGTCTCCATTAACTACTAAATCATTAGTAATTCTAACATCGTTATTTGGAATTAATATTTCACCAGTGCCACTTGCTCTTAACTCTAAATCTGAATTACTATTTGTAGTAGCAATAAAGTTATCTTCAATTAGTATATTACCGTTGCTAATTTCGCCAGCAATATCAAAGTTGCCGGTTTGTACAACATTTCCTGTATGTGTAATTGTTCCTGTAATTGTAGTATTTTGTAAATCAGTTGCACCACTTACAGTTAGTGCTTGACTAAATGTAACATTATTAGTTGGAACAATTATACTTCCACTACCACTAGCACGTAAGTCTAAATCACTGTTTGAAAGTGTTGTTTCAACTGTGTTACCATTTATCTGAATGTCGCCATTTGTCCAACTACCAGCAATTATATAATTACCTGTTTGTGTAGTATCACCAGTATGTGTGATTGTGCCTGTTACAGTTGTATCTTGTAAATCAGTTGCTCCACTAACAGTTAAGTTGTTATCAATTTGTACGTTATTGTTTGGAACAAGTATTTCGCCAGTACCACTTGCTCTTAGTTCTAAGTTTGAGTTACTAGCAGTTGTAGTAATAAAATTATCTTCAATGTAAATGTCACCGTTAGTCCATTCGCCTAACAATGTAACATTACCTGTTTGCGTAGTATTTCCAACGTGTGTTAGTGTTCCAGTAATCGAAGTACCTTGTAGGCTTGTGTTGCCTTGTACAGTTAAATCTTGTGAAAGTATAACATCATTACTTGGAACTAGTATATCACCTGTTCCGTTAGCTCTTAGTTCTAAATCTGCATTTGAAGCAGTTGCTTCAACAGTTGTGCCACTAATTTGTACATCGCCAATATTAGCATCATTTGATGTAACATTTGCTGCTACTGTTAAATTATTAGCACTAATATCTCCAGTAACATTTAAGTCATTTGTAATGTTTACATCATTATTAGGAATAACAATGTTACCTGTGCCAGCAGCACGTAAATCTAAATCTGCATTTGAAGTAGTCGTAGTAATAACATTACCATCAATTAGTATTTCTTCAAATTGTGCATCTGCACCAACAGTTAGATTTTGTCCAACTGACATATCTTCGGTTAGTGAATAATTACCAGTTTGGTTAAAGTCACCTACTAGTGTAAGTGTTCCTGAAATATTTGTATTTGCAAGTGTAGCAGTTCCGTCAACAGTTAAGTTGTTATCAATTTGTACATCGTTTGAAGGAATGTAAATATTGCCGGTACCGTTTGTACGCAATTCTAAATTAGCATTTGATTCTGTACTTTCAATAAAGTTGTCACGAATTCTTATTCCATCAACATTAATTTGATTGACAAATAAGTTGCTCCAAGTTTTAGTCTCAGTACCTAAACTCCAAGTACTATCTTGTCTTGGAATAATATCACTATCAATACCTGCAACAATTTGAATTGTATCAGTATCTTCGTCACCAATTGTAATATTACCGCCAATTGTAACATTACCTGTAACATCTAAATTACCAGTAACGTTAACATTGTCTTGTAAATTAATTTGTCCACTTGCTGCGGTAAAGTTTGCATTTTGTGTTAGTGTTTGAATAGTGTTGCCACTAATTCTCCAGTCACCTGTTTCAATTTTAGTACCGTCGACAAATGTAGTATCGCCGCCTGTAGTAAATGTAACACCGCCAGTTGTATTGATAATAAAGTCGCTAACACTAAATGAAGCAGCACCAGTTTCTTGATTAACGTAGAATAAATCACCTACTCTAAAGTCGCCTTTGTGGTCAACTGAGTTATAACGAATTTGTGCATTATTATTTTCAACAACTTCGTTTGCTTGTATTACAGTATTTGCATCGTTTGTAACTTCTTTACCGTTACCAATGTAAGCAAGGTTGTGTCCAATAGCATACATTAATACACCCGGGCCGTCACCTACTAAGCCATAGTTACCGTAAACTGAAGCAGATCCAATTAAACGTATTTCAGCACCAAAGTCTCTTATATCAACATTTTCAATAGTTGTTGCTGTTGCTCCGCCACTACTAACAATGCTTATTGGTGTCCAGTCAAAATCTAATAGATCTTCATCTTTACCGTTAATAATAAGCGTGTCGCCTTCAACATCATTAATTGCTTTTGCATAAACTGTTGAATTGTCTGTTGATGTAAATGTAACAGTTTCGCCTGCGCCAAATGTACCAGTAATTCCACTTAATCTAATTCGTGTTTTACCTTCCATTCCCAAACCGTGTCCGCGGTCAAATGCATAAATTGAACGATTTGCAAAATATGTAAATGAGTTTAGCCATTCTACTCTAACACCGTTTGTACAAGTAATGGTATCTACACCTGGTGTAATAAATGTTGCTGAATGGAACAACATGCTTGCTTCTTTAGAATTAGGCGTTGCGTATGCACCATCAATATAAGCACCCTTACCAGCATCGCCTGCGTTAAAGCCTCTTGGATCTTCTGCTGTAGTTGTGCTACCTTTTGTAATTACTGTTATGTTCTTAATGTACGGTGAGCGACTAGTTACTTCAAAATCTGCTGCAAAACGGAAAGCATATCCGTTGTCTGGGAATACTCTATTATATGCTAAGCCATCTCCGCCAACACAACTAAATGTAATGTTGCTTATAAAAACATCATTGCCAATAGTTGCTGTACCGCTTGCGCTGTGTGTTAGAACTAGTACACCTGTAGTATGTGTATATGTTGCTCCAGTTATATTGTAACTAATGCCGCCAATAGTAATAGTTCCGCCACTAACGTAAGTGTGAGAAAAACTACCATCAGCATAGTTCGGAATGTTAACTGTTGTTGATCCTGCTGACGCTGCTGTAACTTCATAATATCTACCGCCACTGTAGAAATCTGCAACGGTGATGTCTTCTATTGTAGTTTCACCGTTTAGTAAAAATGCATCGTTATATTCAGTAGCAGTTGTAGGGACAATCTTAACTGAGCGTAGTCCTTGTCCTTTTACTGTTACACCAGCCGGAACAGTTAGAGGAAAAATTTCAGTATATACACCTGGATAAATGTGAACAGTATCGCCAGCTCCTGCAACACTTAATGCTTTTTGTAAACTAGCAAACGGATCTTGTTGGTGTGTACCAGTATGTAAATCATCGCCGTTTTCTGCAACATAATAAATGTTGCCTTGGCGTAGTGTTAAGTTAATACCATCAACAATAATAGTGCCTGTGTTGATGCCATTAGTTATAATACTGTCAACCCAAACATCTGCCCAACGTTTTGCATCTATGTTAACTTGTACAATATTATAAGTGCCGTCAAGTATACTAGGTGCTGATATTGCTGCTGTTTGAGGTTGAGTTCCGCTCCAGTTTCCTGTTCTTGTAACTTTATGTAAAGTTCCTGATGTTCCTTCTAGTGCAAATAGATATGTATAATTTAAAGGTTTTTCTAAAACATCATCAATCCATGCTGTACTATCTGTTGAAGGTATACTTACGGTTCCAACTCCATTAGAAACTGTTAAAGTAATATCTCCTAATGAAAAATCAATGTTGCTTTGGTATTGTCTTCCACCTTCGCCTAGTCTATAAGTATCATCTGCATCTGGAATAATGTTTGAAGCAATATCTGCATTAAATGTAATATTGTCTGTATTTGCATCTCCTAAAACAATATTTCCATCTGCTGTGATATTTCCTGTTGCATGTATGTTTCCGTCTACTTCCATATTACCGTAGACATGTACTTCGCCTGTTCCGTTAGGACGAAGTTCTAAATTTGAATTCGATGTATTTGTACTAATAACGTTGCCTTCAATGTCAATATCGTCGACACGCAATTTATTGTTGTAAACAACATTATCTAAAGTACCTAAGTGTAAATATTGATCGTCACTCCATATAGTATTACCTTGTACATTGATGTTTCCAATGTCTGCTCTGTTTGTTACTATAAGATTTGTTGTACGAGTTGTACCGTTGACGTCTAATTCGTATTGAGGCGTTGCGCTTTTAATACCGATACGCTGATTATTAACATCTAGATAAAGTAAGTCTGTCTCAAACGCCAGATCTATCCCATTACGGATAAGATTTGACTTTAAGAGCGGACCACTTATACGACCAAGTGCGCTCATTCTATCTCCTCAACACGGGGATCCTGTCCCTCTAGCCTAAATTTTCAGCTTTCGCTCTTTGCTGGCTAACCACAGTTTGTTGTGCTAGGCTTGTTGATATGGTGGTCAACAATGGTCTTGCTTCGCATTAATAGTATTTATGTGATTTGAAAATAAACTAGGATTAACCAAAGATTAATGTGTATTCTAAGAGCAAATCGTCGAACTCCGCTGGAGTAATTGCTGTTGCAATACCCGCTGAAGCTATATATTCAGTACCGTTCCAAGTTTCAAGAACTTGATTTGATGTGTTCCATCGTGTATCACCAATTTGCGGATTAGGCTGTCCTAAATTTGCAGGACGTTCTCCTGTTAATCCTGTAGGAACAACTATACCCTTTGAACCATTAAATTTAATGTGTCCAAATCCTTTAGTTTTAAGTATTAGATTGTTACCGTTGTCTTTAATAGAATTATCTTTAATAGATATATTACCGAAAGAAGTTTCTCCTGTGCCATTTGCACTAAGCTCTAAATCTGAATTTGTTACATTTGTTTCTATAGTATTGTTGTCAAACAAAACATCGTCAACTTGTATTCCGTGTATAAACAAGCCTTCGCCAGTAACTTCTCCTGCTAAGTTTGTACTATCTAAAGGATTTTCTGCACCATTAACTATAAATCTTATGTTATTTGATGTAGGATCTGCTGTAACACTAGTTTGTCTATTTGCAGAATATACTCCATTAAATGTTATAGTGCTTGTAGAACCAGTCCCTTCAAAAATATGATCATCAATATTAAATCTAATATCTCCTATATTACCAGAAGATACTAACACAGAACCTCCTGAGTTGTATATAGTGTCTGATGATCCAAATATTGTAGACGCACTTCCGCCGTCTAGTATACTGCCGCTAATTGTTGATAACCCGCCATCTAAGAATATGTCTTGTGATTCTACACGCTGAGATGTTAATCCTTTAGGAATTTGTAAAGCAGACGTTGAATCAATAATTAAATTTTCAGTAGGCGCTAATGTAATATCTCTTACTGTACTATCTATTGGTGATGTTGTTCCGATAGTATTACCAGTAAACTCTATTTCTTGTAAGTAGACACTACCGGTACCGTTAGTACGTAGTTCTAAATTACTGTTGCTATTTGTAGTAGTAATAACATTATCAAAGAACTGTATATCAGTGCTTAGTTCTATAGTATCTAAGTCAACATTATCATCTACAGAAATAGAATTAACATTGAAAGTACTTGTTGTTAAGTCTTTATAAACATGAAGATTTTCATTAAAAATAATTTGTCCTGTGCCAGCAGCACGTAAATCTAAATTGCTGTTAGACAACGTTGTTTCTAGAACATTTCCGTGTATTTTTATATCATCAAATTGAAATGCTTGATCGGTAACTAAAGAACTAATATTTAAATTACCAATTAAATTATAATTACCGGTTTGCGTTCTAGTACCTGTAAGGATTAAATCTCCAGTAATAGATGCATTATCAATATTTGTGTTACTGTTAACTGTTAAATCTTGTTCGATAGTAACATCATTACTTGGAATATAAACTTCACCTGTACCACTAGCACGTAGTTCTAAATTTGAATTAGATATCGATGTAGAAATATAGTTTTCATTTATTTCTATATTGCTATCAGTAATGTTAATTTCATCTAACACAAGATCTTGAGCAACATTAATATCTGTAGTTGTTATACTTGCTGTAAATAAATTATTGTTAACACGTAAATTTGTTCCGTCTATTAATACTTTACCTGTTCCTACTGCACGTAGATCTAAGTCATTATTATTAACAGTTGTTGTAATAACATTATCACTAATTCTAATATCAGTAAGTTGTACATCTCCTTGGAAATCAACTTGCCCTGTTACATCTAAATTACCAACTTGCGTGTATTCTGAAATTGTACTAGTAGGTCTAGTATCGCCAACTTTTTCAATTTGATATGTATAAACGTTGCCATTAATATCAACTAATGAACCTCTATTATAAGTATCATTTCCAGATAAGAATGTTGATTGAGTTCCTGTAAATGTGCCTACTGAAACTCCGTTATACAACAATGTATTGCTATTTGTTCCAATATCAACTACCCAACTTGTTACACCTATATCTACTATAAATCCTGTAAGAACAGTTGTAGTTCCAGAGGTTATATTTGTATCTCCAGCATGTGTTATTGTACCTGTAACTGTAGTATTTTGTAGATTTGTTGTTCCGCTAACAGTTAAATTATTATCAATTTGTACATTTTCAGGCATATAAACATTGCCAGAGCCACTAGCACGTAGTTCTAAATTACTGTTTGAAACATTTGTAGTTACATAGTTGTCTCTTATTTCAATGTTGCCGTCTGTAACATTAATTTCATAAAGATTTAAATTATTAGTAACATTAATGTCAACAGCACTAATGTATCTAGTAGACAAGTCGTTATCTACTTGCATGTTATTATTTGGAACTAGTACTTTACCGGTTCCACTTGCACGTAGTTCTAAATCTGCATTTGAAGTTGTTGTTGTAATAAAGTTATCATCTATAAGAATTTCTTCAAACTGCGCTTGCTGAGATACATCAAGTGTTCCGTCAATAAAAAGATTATCTGTAACAGTTAAACTACCGTCTTGTATACTTTTAGCCAAGACGACATTACCATTAATTGTTAATGCACCGGTATATTCCATTGTGCCGCCTACAAAAAAGTTATTATTAATAGTAAGAACATTACCTGTATCAATTATAACTTCGCCTGTACCGCTTGCACGTAGTTCTAAATCACTATTTGAATTTGTAGTAGTAATAAAGTTATCTTCAATTAGTATATTACCGTTACTAATTTCACCTGCAATATCAAAATTACCTGTTTGTTGGAGATCTCCAACATGTGTTACAGTACCAGTAATTGTAGTACCTTGTAAACTAGTTGCGCCGCTTACAGTTAAGTCTTGAGCAATTTCTACATCGTTGCTATCAACATTAATTGTTCCGGTACCAGCTGATTCTAATATTAAATTACCTGAAGTAGTTGTAATAAAATTATCTTCAATATATACGTTGTCAACTGTTAACTCACCGCTTTGTTGGAAACTTCCAACTTGAGTTCTATCACCTGTGTGAATAATTGTACCTGTAATAGTAGTACCTTGTAAATTTGTATCTGTACTTACTGTTAAATCGTTGTTAATTTGTACATCGTTATTAGGTATTGTAACTTCACCTGTACCACTAGCACGTAGTTCTAAATTGCTATTTGATTCTGTAGTAGTAATAAAATTATCTTCAATATAGATATTACTATTTGTCCACTCACCTAAAAGTGTTACATTGCCAGTTTGATTAGTATCTCCAACATGTGTTACATTGCCAGTAATTGAAGTGCCTTGTAGACTTGTATATCCTTGTACAGTTAAGTCTTGCTGCAATAAAGTATCTGTTCCTGTAATGATAACATTTCTGTCAGCACCTAAATTTAAATCGCCATTTAAACTAGTTGTTTCAATGTAGTTGTCGTTTATTTCTACATTTCCAATATTTGCATTATCAGTTGTAATGTTTAAATTTACAGTTGTGTTTGTAGCACTAGTATCTCTAGCACTGAGATTATTTGTTACATTAACAGTTTCTTGTAAATTAACTGTACCGGTGCCAACAGCACGTAGTTCTAAATCTGCATTTGAAGTTGTTGTAGTAATAGTATTGTCATTAATTAATATTTCTTCAAACTGTACACTTGCACCAACAGTTAAATTTTGAGATATATCTGCATTTCCAGAAACTGTAAAGTTTCCAGTTTGATTTATATCTCCAACATATATAAAATTAGGGTCAGTAATGTCAACATCGCTATTAATTGTTGTAGTGCCTGAAACAGTTAAGTTGTTATTAACTTGTACACTTTCGGGGATGTAAATTTCACCAGTACCATTAGCACGTAGTTCAAAATCAGCGTTTGAAACATTAAGTTCAATAACGTTATCATAAATGCTAAAGTCTGCTCCTTCAACTCTGTCTAAGTGTGCAAGTAACCAACGTTTTTCAAAACTACCTAAATCAAATGTTAAAGTCTGATGAGGATTAAAGTTTTGCTCAAACTCTGTATTAAATTCTAATCTGTCAGTTGCCTGATCGCCATAAAAGTTTAAAGTTCCGTCAAATGTTAAGTCTCCTGTTATGTTAACATCGCCTGTAACATTTGTATTATTTTGTAGATTGATCTGTCCGGTAGCACTAGCAATGTTTATATCACCTGTTCTGCTTTCTATTACATTATTTGATATTGTAAAATTTCCAAGATCAATAAATGCACCGTCAATAACAGTTGTGTTTGCTCCTGTATTAACACGTAAAGCATTAAACTGATTAACACTTAATGTATCAATGTTAATTGTTGTGTTGCCTGTTTCAAAGTCAACCCAGAAGTTATCACCAATTCTAAAACCACCTAGATGATCAGTTGTTGTAAAGTGTATTTTACCACTGTTTAGTTCTTCTATTTCGTTTGCATAAATTGCACGACTTTTATCATTGTCAACATATTTGCCAGCACCGATATATGCCATGTTGTGCTGTATCAAATACATTAGTGTATCTGCGCCGTCTGCTACTGCACCATAGTTACCGTATACGTTAGCACTGCCTATTGAGCGTACTTCTGCACCGTATTCTACAGTACTGCCGTCATAAGTTGTGCGTCCTGTTACACCATTAAATGCATAAAGGCCTCTATTAGCAAAGTATGTAAATGAATTTAACCATTCTACTCTAACACCGTTAGTCATACTAATAACATCAGCATTAGGACAAATAAATGTACACGAATGGAATAGCATACTTGCTTCTATGCTAGAACTATCTAGTTCTGCACCATCAATCCAAGCACCTCGTCCTGCATCACCTTCGTCAAAGCCTCTAGGATCACTTGCACTAGTTACACTACCTTTTGTAATAACTGTAATGTTTTGTGCATAAGGACTTCTGTTTGTTATAACAGCATTAGGTGCAAAACGTAATGCATAACCTGTGTTGTTAATGCTGTTGTAGTAATAATCTTTAATGGTGATATCTGATAATGTACTACTATCATTTAAATGAAATATATCTTTGTCTTGTGTTGCAACAGTAGGTTTAACTACTGTGTTTCTTAAATCCACACCACGTACTGTTACTCTTTCTGGAACAACTAATGGACAAGTTTCTTCGTATACTCCTGGATAAACTAGTACTGTCACCGGGCCTAGTGTACTTGCATCGCATCGTGCTAGTGCTTCTTCAATTGTTGCTAACGGACTTTGAGGATGATCGCCTACATTTGTATTGTCACCGTTTGCTGCAACATAAAATATGTTTCCTTGACGAGAATCTAGGAACATATTATCTACATTAACTACTCCAGTAGTAACTAGTTGACCGTTAACTAAGTTAGTATGAATTTCATTCCATCTTTTAAATTTTTTACCTATTGTATATGTGTCAGTAATGTCTGGCATGATGTCGTCTTTGACATCTGCGTTAAAGTCAACACTATCAGTATCTGCGTCACCAAAAGTAATATTTCCGTCAAACGTAATATTTCCTGCAGAGTGCATATTACCAAACACTTCTAGGTTAGATTTTACATCTAGTAATCCAGTACCATTAAATTTTAAATCAATATCTGTATTAGTACTATGTGTTAAAATATAATTGTCTGAAATATAAAATTGTTCTGTTTCTAAATTTGAGGCTTGTATGTGTTCACCTGCATTTAGATATATAGGTCCGTTATTAGAATCAATTCTATTAGTAGACCAACTAAAGTTAGCAATATCGGCAGTGTCGCCAATTAAATTTGTTGTTTGTGTTGTATTAGAGATATGTAATTCGTTAGCAGGCGCTTCGACGTCAACACCAATACGGCCGTCGTTAACGTTTATTTTTAGTAGTGTTGGATCACTATTAGTATTTTTAAATGTAAGGTTCGCTTGAGAAGGATTGCTTGTTGTACCTTGTCTTAAAAGGTTAGCTTCTAATAACGGACCGGATATTCTACCTACTTGTGCCACTCGATAATCTCCTTGACACAGTATTTATAGGATTTACTTATCGAAGTTATGTAGGACTGTTACTGGCTTACCAAGATCAGGAGCACTTGCAAATTCTATATACCAACCTGCTGGCTTTCCGCTTGGATTTTGTACTAAACTGTAGTTTGTATTTGGTAATTGATAAACGTTTTCAACAAACACTAAAATATTTTGTGCTGCTGCTGGAATAGGGTAAAAAGGATCACTACTATTTAAAGGACCAAAGTATACTTCATTTGCATCGCCATTACCTAAACTTTGTACTGTAATAGGTGCATATGAAGAAGGAGCAGCATTTCTAATACCGTTCCATTCGCCTGCTTCGTATACTTCAAATCTGTTATCAGTAGTATTATAACGCATATGACCGTTTTTTGGAAATTGCGGACGGGTTTCTGTAGGACCTTTAGGGACAAGAACAACATTTTCACTATCAAGTATAACTTCTTTATCTACAGTAGTCACATGTACGCCTCTTCCTATTCCAAGGCTTCTAGTATTAGTTGTTTGTCTCTTAATGTATCTCATTATACTTCCATATAGCTTACTGTTGCTGTAATATTAGTTGGTGATGTAGTTGCTGCTTTAATTACATCTCCAGGTGCAAGTATAAGTTTCTCTGTGTCCATTGTAAAGGTTTCGCCTGCTGGAATAGGAATGTTATTTAAAACCATATTACCTACACCTGCTGCTGCGCCATTTGCACAGACATGCACATCTAAGTACGTATCACCGCCATCGGTGTATATTTCTTCTTGCGGATTTTGCGCCGTATTACAGAACATTATAGTTGTAACAGCCCAGCCGCCAGCATTATAGTTGGGATCACCTACACTAGGAACTTCTAATATGTCTGTATATGCGCCGCCAATTTGTGTGTTTTGGATTGCCATTTATCGTTCCTTTTAAAATATCATAGAAAACAAAAGTGCTTTCTTTTTACTTACCATTTCATCTTTCGTATTATTTTCGTTTACGAAATACAAGTTTGTTCCTGCAGGTCCTTCTGTTTTGCTGTATAGCTTAATACCAGTTGCCGGAGCATCTGGATTATCAGTATCTGCATCAACACCAAAATTTGGTATACCACCACCTTGTGTACCATCATCGTCTTGATACGGTCCTTGAGGAATATACAACACATCATTAATTTGAACTTGTCCAGTGCCTGGAGCACTTAATATTAAATCAGTGTTACTTGATGTAGTTTCAAGGGTTGTATCAAAAATTCTAATATGTTGTAATTCTGTTCTATCATTAAAGAAGTATGCTGCTGGATTACTATCAATAGTAAACTCAATAGCACTTACTGCATCTCCTGAATCAGTATCGTGAATTGCAACGTATGTATCATCTTTTTCAATTTTACTTTGGAATTTACCAACAAAGAATCCATCAACATAATCAACAACACCCTTAGCATTAATTAATGTATCGTGATGATTTGCTTTTAATACAGGATTTGCATTAAAGTCAACTAGACTACCACTATATTCAAATATTTGTTTTTCGTAATCTGTAGTGCCGTTAACACTAACAACACCTGTACCTTGGTTTATTAAGTCAAGGTCTGTGCCGCCTGTTTGAATTTTTCTTGTTAGTATATCAACAACTGTACCTGTTTGTGAACCACCAATTCTTCCCACAAACACAGGATCGCCGCCACCTTGTTCGTCAAAGATCCAAAATGCATCGGAGCCGCCCCTGTCTATTTGGATGCCTGCAACATCCCCTGCAGAGTTACTAATAACTCCTCCGGCGTTACCACCTAAGTTAACAGTAATAAACGGATCGTCAACAGTTAACTCTGTACTATTAATAGTAGTAGTTGCACCGTCAACTTCTAGGTTTCCGATAATTTTAACTTTACCAGTTGTACCAGGATCAAGGCGGATTTCTCCACCATCTGTTACTGTTAATTTATAGTCACCGTCTACATTTAAAAATTTTGACATTCGTTAATTCCTAATTAAGGGGAAAATTAATTCCCCTTTTATATTAGATAGCAGTTAAGCGTAAAATGTTTGCTGTTGAGTCGTCTTGGATTTCCCAAGTATAACGGTTGTTATCAAAATCAATCATTGTACGGTTTTGCACCTTACGAATGAATACTTCGTTTCCGTCAACCCATCCAGCTAATGACATTTCGTTTGCTGCTAGTGAACCAACTGCTTTGTTAACTAGTGTACATACGCCAGTGTTGCCACCGCCTGCTGGATTATCATCAACATTGAAAGTAGTTTCTGAGCGTTGTGATAAAATAATTCCTAATTCAGTAGCTGTGTTTGAACCTACTTTAACTGCTACTGTTAAATTTTCTTCATTTGACTCGTCACCGCCTGAAGCAGTTGTGCCAAAATATCTCTTGTTTAATGGACGTCCCATAATGTTCTCCTTTGTTTTTACATTTGCCGTTCTAGGGTCTACGCGGTGGATTTCCGCATAAGTCCTCATTTAAGAGGCACCTATAATTGACATATGTATTTATCAAAAGAGAAAAAAGCCCGACACAGTTAAGTATCGGGCTTTGAGAATAAGCAAAATAGGTAGGACTCGGTTACACCTACAAGCCACGGACCAAATACCATTTCATCTCCGCAGCAACCTGCTTCCGCTCGGTAGAGCGATGTGACACTGCCTGTTTCCAGTACAACGCCTGGGTACCACCCCTAAGCAGTCAAGTTCGACGCTCTGGTAAACGCCTCTTCCTTGCACTATAAACAT